CTACGATGAGTTCTATCAACATGGAATGCTAACGCAGCAGATTGCTGAGGCTATTGGGCAACACAAAGGCTACGGCATGCAGATAACGGCCGATAGTGCCGAGCAGAGGCTCATATCCGAATTGTCAGGTGTATATGGTGTGCCGAACATTATAGGTGCTGGCAAGGGCAAAGACAGCGTCTCACAGGGTATCCAGTACATGCAGTCTTACCATTTTGTTGTTCATCCCCGTGTCAAGGGGCTGCTGGAAGAATTCAATACCTACGTTTATTCAAAAGACAAGTTTGACAACTGGACGAACACGCCAGTAGATGCCAATAACCATGCAATTGATGCATTACGGTATGCGATGGAGCCGTTCATGTTCAGAACCGCCGGCCATTATATGAGCAACCAAGAACGTATTCAGACAATCAAAAATCTAGGATTGGGGTGACATGATGGATCAATTTGAAGAATCAAACTTACTTTATCAAGAAGACATTACGAACCTCACTCCGGATAGGATTATGAAGTTCATTTTTCACCACCACGAATATCAGCTTCCGCGGCTGAAAAAACTTGACCGATATTACAAAGGACAGAATGAGGGCATTCTACAGCCGCAGTCACGGCGCATTGAAACTGGCAAGTCAGATCATCGTGCCGTTCATTCGTTCGGCAAGTACATTGCTGATTTCCAGACAGCCTATTCTGTTGGTAATCCGGTTAATATGAAGCTTGACAAAGATGACAAGCGGCTTGACCAGATTACACAAGTGAACGACCTAGACGCGCTCAACTATGATCTGTTTCTTGACATGACGCGTTATGGACGTGCTTACGAGTATGTTTACTACGGTAGTGACTCAATCGAGCATTGCGTTCGTCTTGATCCGCTTGACACGTTCGTCATCTACTCGCTTGATGTTGATCCGCAACCAATCATGGCTGTTCGGTACCATTCAGTTGAACTGGTTGACGATAACAACAAGACAATCATCGACATCATTCCAGAAACATGGACAGCAACGGAGCATGACGTTTACAAGCCAACCACGGTTGGCGGTGCAATGTATTTGGATCACAGCGAGATCATTCGTGTATTCCCCGTTGTCGAGTATGACAACAATAGATTCCGAACTGGAGACTTTGAGCATGTGATCTCACTGATTGACCTGTACGATTCGGCCCAGTCTGATACTGCTAACTACATGACAGACCTGAATGATGCGCTATTGGTCATTAGCGGTGATATTGACGCGCTATTCAACGGCAGTACGCTTCTAAGCGGTGTTGACCCCAACGATCCCGAGGCGATGAAAAAGCTCGCACAGGACAAACTAGAGCTTATTAAGGAACAGAAAGACGCCAACATGCTGCTGCTCAAGTCTCGAATGACAGCAACCGGTCAGCAGACGAGCGTTGACGCAAAATACATCAACAAAGAGTATGACGTTAGCGGTACCGAAGCATACAAAAAACGTGTAGCTGATGACATTCACAAGTTCAGCCACACGCCCGACTTAACTGACAGCAACTTTGCGGCCAATGTTTCTGGCGTTGCAATGAAATACAAATTGCTTGGTACTGTCGAATTGGCAGCAATCAAGCGGAGAATGTTTGAGAAGTCATTGTATCAGCGATATTCAATCATCTATGCACTAGATCAAAGCGTGTCAGGTGGCATGAAGACGGATCCTAACACGATTCAATTCACGTTCCGCGACAACTTGCCAACAGACGACATCACGCAAATTCAAGCGCTTGTTGCTGCGGGTGCGACATGGCCACAAGAATATCTTTACAGATTCGCACCCGGTGTCACTGACCCGCAAGAGATTACTGACATGATTGCCAAGCAACGAGCAGACAGTGACTACAGTGAGGATCTGACGAACAATGACGAAAACACCGAAGGAACGGATCAAAGCGTTCGCGGACAAACAGGACAAGCAACACCGCCAGATAGCAAGTGATGTTGCCAAGTACACAGCGGCATTCATGGCATTCTGGTATGCGTTCAACGAGAAACACGAAGACTACACACACGCTGATGATTCGCGTTACTACGATCCAGAACTGAAAGAACAAGTTGACAGAGACGCACAATCGGCAGGCGTTAAACAGAAATCAGTTGCCAATAACGATGAACTGCTTTCATATGCGGCCTATGTTTACGCAACAGCGGTGGCAATTAAGGTTTCCGCTTATATTGGCACTACTCTTGGCGATTTGGCAAAGCAGACAGCCAAGCTTGGATCGTCAATATACGGGAAGCATATCAAAGCGGATTTATCAGCAATCAATAAGATGTTCGATGGTGCTACATGGAGCGATCGCATATGGTCGAATCAAGACGCCTTGCGCAGTGATCTCAAAAAGATGATGAAGAATGCACTGCTGACGCACAGCAACCCAATTACACAAAGCCCGGAACTTCGCAATAAGTTTGGTGTCATGAAGTATCAGTCAGACCGTATCATCAGAACAGAGAGCGATCGTGTCATGGCACACCAAAGCATCATTAATGCTCGTGAAGCTGGATACAAGAAAGTTGTTTGGGTTATCAACTCGGGCGCATGTGACATCTGCTTGCAACACAGCGGAGAAGTTTACACGTTGAAGCAAGCCGAGGGAATGATACCTGCTCACCCTAACTGCCTTTGCTCGTGGGCGGCTTACGATACTGGTTATGAAGTAGACGATGATTAGGAGTAAAAATGGAAAACTTCAAAGTTAACATTCTGGGAGTCGAATATAAGGTTCTTGTTAACCAGAACAGAAAGGACTATCCGCTTCTTGAAGAAGCAGATGGATTTACAGACTTTACCACAAAGAAAATAATCATTGAGAAGCTCAAAACGGGCCCACGCAATTGGGAAGATATGGATAGTTACTTTCGTCAGGTGCTTCGCCATGAGATTGTACATGCTTTTCTACATGAATCAGGGCTTGATAGCAATACAGACTGGGCCAGAAATGAAGAGATCGTTGATTGGATTGCAATCCAGTTTCCAAAGCTAAAGAAGACCTTCAAAGAGGCCAAGGAGGAAATGCAATGAAATATCGTAAGAAGCCGGTTGAAATTGAAGCTGTTCAGCTAACTTGGGATAATTGGGGTGATATTTGTGATTTTGTCCAATTGCCATGGGGCCCTAAAGGAGTGCATGGCTGCTATTCGGACAAAGGCGTTGAATCTGATTCTGGAGAAAAGATAGGGCTCATAATTCCCACTTTGGAAGGTAATATGCTCGCTAATGAGAATGATTACATCATCAAGGGAGTTCATGGCGAATTCTATCCGTGCAAGCCTGATATCTTTGAAGAAACATACGAACCCGTAGAAAAGTAATCTCGTGACCTGAGCAAGTCCCTAAACTACTCAAAAATAATAGCGTGAAGTGATAGACGTGTGATCGTGGCTGGGCCTTATGGCGTGGCTGGGGTCATTTAGCACGTCTATTCGTTTTGGGCTAAACAGGAGGAACCATCATGGCAGAAGAAACACAAACTCAAGAAGAAGTCGATACAACCGAAGCCACCACTCAGGAACCAACCACATATACGCAGGCTCAGCTTGACAGTGAGGCCGATAAGCGTGCAGCTAAGGCACTTGAAACAGCCAAGGCCAAGTGGCAAGCAGAACAGGCCAAGGCGCTTGAGGACGCAAAGAGTGAGGGCGCTCGGCTTGCTAAGATGACCGAAGACGAGAAGGCCAAAGAGATCGAGAAACAGCGACAGGCAGAACTAGACAAGCGTGAGGCTGAACTCAATCAGCGTGAATTGTCGACAAGCACGAAGTCATTGCTCGTTGATAAAGGACTGCCAACTGAATTTGCTGGCTCTCTGGTCGCGTTGGGTGATGCTGACAAGATCAAGACGGCTGTTGAGAACATTCAGAAGACAATTCAGGAAACAGTCAACAAGCAGGTTGAAGCCAAGTTGCAAACTGATCCACCTAAGAATGGTGCTTCTGCCCTTGATGGTGCCGAGGATCCATTCAAGAAAATCATGGCGCAATACAAAAAGAAATAGGAGGTAGCTAATCATGGCTACAGAAAATAACAATTTAGCAGTACGACTTTATC